TATCTTTGGACACAGTTAACTACACCGGGGTCAAAGAAGAATGGTATTAATTTTATGACGGGAACCCAAGAGGTATTTAACGATCAGTCACAATCGGGTCCGCTCAATCTTCTCGTACCACTTGACTTCTGGTTTTGTAAGAATCCAGGTCTTGCTCTGCCGCTTATTGCGCTCCAGGCGACGCCGGTACGTTTCTATATTCGTCTCAAGAACGGCAATGATATGGTATTTAGCAACTCATTAGAAAACGCGGTACTCAACGGCTCATCTAATCCACCTACACAGCTCACACAGACACCGGTTGTCATTACGGACATGGTGATGTGGGGCGACTATATTTATCTTGATACGGAGGAGCGTCGTCGCTTCGTCTCTTCGCGTCACGAATATCTCATTGAGCAGGTGCAGCAACAGAAGCGTTATAGTATTCCCCTCAATACGACGCGCATTTCGGTTCCCCTGGTCTTCAACAATCCGATTAAGGAAATGGTATGGGTGGTGAATGAGGATCGTATGGTCCAGGCACACGAGTGGTTTAATTACGGCAGCCGTATGTTAAATGAGACCGGTATTCCCAATTTGGATGTTATTGCTACGGCGCTTCTTCAGTTTGATGGTTATGACCGTTTTGAGGAACAGTCTGCACAGTATTTCCGTCTAATGCAACCTTGGCAACGTCATACAGCCATTCCCAACGATTTTATCTATGTGTATTCCTTCAGTTTAGCCCCGGAGGTAGAGCAACCTATGGGTACTTGTAACGGTAGTCGTTTGGATTCTATCGTGCTACAACTGACGATGAATCCCCAGGTACAATCGTACCCTGCGGGCGTTACAACCTATGCGACAAATTACAATGTGCTACGTATTGTTGCCGGTTTGGGCGGCGTTCTATTCACTGTATAAATTAAGATAAAAACCATTAGAGATGTCGTCCGATGGTCCGACTACTGAGGGAGTGAGAACAGCGCCACCAGCGCCGCCGTTTCCGCCGGCGCCGCCGTTTCCACCGGCGCCACCGGTACCACCGATGCCGCCTACAGCAAGTAATGCGCCTTCTGTAGAATCGGAATCAGCATCAGGACCAAGCACTGAATATAGCGGAGGCAAGAATCCTCATCATATTTCGGATGTAGATACGTGGAAACACGCTGACCGAAATTATTATGTCTTTGCTATTCTTTCAATATTGTTTGGATTACTTGGAATGGATCACTTTTACTTACGTAGTTTTCATACAGGCATGATGAAAATCCTTTTAAACGTATGTACATTCGGACTATGGTATTTTTGGGATGTTACCCAGGTTGTATATGATGGTAAGAAGATACGCGAGGAGGGTCTCACATCACCGTTTGATTGGATTTGCGGCATTGGTAGAGGAGTATTTACATCGCCAAAAACCGATGCAGATTCTAAGCAATACATAGCGGAGAAGTCGTACATTCTTTACGCATTTTTAGCAGTCTTTTTCGGATTTTTAGGCGCGGATAAATTTTATATGGGTGAGTTTTGGCAAGGTATAGCAAAGGTTCTCAGTGTATTTAATATATTCTTATTCCTCTTCGGATTCTTATGGGTTCTTTGGGATAGTTTCCATGCGCTCTTTATGACTAAGACGATTTTAGAAAAGGGTATTGCAGCGCCTTTGCCGTTTAGTTTCTTCTTTGAGAAACCTATCAGCGGTAAGCCATTTTTAGTGAATCATCTAGTTGATCCAGACCACCCTCTACCAGGATTCTTTGATAGTTTACCGACGATATCTATACCGCAAATATCGTATAGTGGAATATATAAGGATATTATAGCGCCTCTCATGACGCCGGCTTTAGTAGCGGCGCTCAATGCGAAGATGCCTGAATTGCCCGATCCTCCTACAATGCCTGGAATGGCAAAGTATGGATTCCCTACGGAGATAACAGGAGTACCGACGGTAGGTGTGGGCATTCCAATTTCACAGACAGCGCCAGCGCCAGTAACAGCACCGGCACCAGTAACAGCACCAGTAACAGCACCGGCACCAGTAACAGCACCAGTAACAGCACCGGCACCAGCAGAACTCCCGCCAATGCCGTCACCGTCAAATGTAGCAAATATGCCAACAGTCCACGCCCCATCGGCGGTAGAGGAGCCGAAGACTGCCTTTGAGCCCGTTCACCCGAGACAGGCGGGTGGTGCGCGCAACGAATTTAGCGGCGGTCCAGGTCCTGCTATTGCCGGTGTTCTTACAGCGGTTGTTCTCGCAGGAGGTCTAAAAGGATTTTATGACATCATTAGTAAACAATACGGATGAAGATGCTAGATTCACAAAACGATTTTGAGACGATGTGGCTGGCGGACCCAAACGCTGCAGCCATTGATGGTATGCGAAAGTCCGATAAGACCTTTCTCATATATTTTACTGCCAACTGGTGTGGATATTGTAAGCGTATCAATCTCGCAGAGGTGGACAAGGCGGCAGCCGCCAAGGGACTCACTCTCTGGAAGTGCGAGCATACGGTCAATGATTATACCGCCGGTTTCTGTGGCGTCCGAGGTTTTCCTACCTTTATGGCATTCCGACCAAAGAAGGTCGTAGATCAACTCCAAAGTAGCAGCACTGAGGAAATTTGCCGGTGGATTGAATCTTTGTAGTAAGTAAGTGAATGGATGTGGGGCGGACTATCATCATTGGGGGTGGTCTGGCTGGCTTATCTATTGCCGAATTTCTTGCCAAGAAATCCGGCAATTCTAATGTGCTCGTGTTGGAACAATATAAGGCTTGGGGCGGTAGAGTCGTCACTTACCGCGACAAATCCAAGAATATTCAGTACGAAATTGGAGCCGGTCGCATCTTTCACGAACATAAGCGAGTCGGTGACCTTGTCAAACGATTTGGACTTCACACCTATCCAATCTCTGCCGAAAGCACAACACCAAACGGGCACCCAAACCCCTTCCTACAACTTTTTGAACCCGTCAGGCACATTTTACAATCCCTACCCGCCGACATACTTGCCAAGCACACCGTAAATGAACTTGTTCCAGAAGAATTATCCTCCGTTCTCAAGTATTATCCTTACTGGTCGGAATTCAATCTAATGCGCGCAGATGTCGCCCTGCCCCTTTTTGCCCCAAAGAAACCAATGGGAACCGACAAACCAGCGGATTATTACGGGGTCGTAGAAGGGCTGGACGCAATTACAACACACCTTGCTGCCGCCGCTGAGAAAGCCGGCGCTACCCTCAAAAACCGCCACCAAGTGACGAATATCAGCCGACTTGCTCCCGATTTGTTTGAAATCACAGGACTCCGTGGCAAGAAGGCAAACCAGCGACCCTTCAAAATTCAAGCATCTAGAGTCATTATTGCAACGTGCCGTTGCGGATATAGCGACTTTAGTATTCTCAAAGATATGCCATTGATGAAACAATTGGCAACAGGTGCTTTAACTCGTATTTATGCGATTTACCAGCCGCCGCTAGATATTAAGGAAAAGGTAGTGACGGACGGTCCTCTACGTTTTATTATTCCTATTAATCCAAAAACAGGTTTGATTATGATTTCGTATACGGATGGGGATGATACGCATTATTGGAAGAAGTTAGACGGAGATGCGTTGGAAGATGCTATTCATAAGGAGTTTACGAAACTCTTTCCCGATAAAACAATGACAAAACCAACGTATTTGAAGAAGCACGAGTGGCCGAACGGATGTACATATTGGCTTCCTGGTGATTATAACCCAGAGGAAGCATCCAAGATTGCGCACAATCCTGAGCCGAATCTCTATCTGACGGGTGAGTCAGTTAGCTTAAATCAGACGTGGATGGAAGGAGCGTTAGAATCAGCAGAGTATCTCAAGACTTTGCTAAACTAAGAAAATAATCCCAAGCCAATGTAAGGATGGCGAAAATTAAGCCTATGAAGGGAACGGGGCTGTTTCTCGCTATGTTTGTACTGACCCTTGCTATACTGTTAGGCATTATGAACTGGTTTGGCTATTTTTCGCCATTCAAGACACCTACTATTGACGATATTTGGGTGATTAACCTTGATAAGGACGCAGAACGCTGGCAGAATATTCAGGGAAAGACGCGCCATCTCAGTAATAAAGTGAATAGATGGTCGGCGACCTATGGTAAGGATCTTACACGGGATCAGGCGCAAAAATATGGTGTGGGTTATGTTGTAACAATGTCTCGCGATTTTGATAAAGATGGAAAGACTGATAGAATTACGTCGCCAAATGCGGGCGCGGTAGGTTGCTGGGTTTCGCATAAACGGCTTCTTACATATTTAGCAAATCAGCATACATGTAATGATACAGGACATCTTATTTGCGAAGATGATGCCGAGTTTCCCGCTGATTTCTTAACGGGTAGAGATGGGTGGTCAAAGATTTCAGCATACATTCCTGCCGATTGGGATATGGTGTTTCTAGGTATTAAGAAGCCGATTGTAGGTACGGATGTAGCACCTGGTGTCAAGAAGATGAAAACAACATATAATAAGGGCAACTGGGGGACGCACGCCTATCTTGTGCGCCACGGTGCGCTCAAGACGAAGATTTTACCGAGCATCAAACACATGACAAATGAGATTGATGTTCACTATAATATGATGGCAGAGCACTGGAATATTTATATATGCGACCCAACCGTCATACGATACAATAATGATCTTGCGGTAAAGTCAAATGTGAATAATTAATTAATAATATTAATACTTGATTTATCGCTCATTTCACTATGAACATCAATGACGCAAGGGCGAATACAATAAGCATTAATATCACCGAAGAGTGTATTGTACTGTTCGTCAATAGCATCGGTCATAAAACGGAGAGCGGGTAGAAACTTGGTTTTGATAGAACCGTGTTTCACTAGATATGCGTGAGTGCCATATTGTTCCTTTTTATTGGGCAAAAGTTTGATAATATTATCAGCAATCGGGGTACCTTGTACGTTGCCGCCCATTCCTAGATAGACCATATCCCAATCGCCAGGAATATTCTTGGAAATATGGGTCCAGGCATCGTGTCCAGATAAGAAGTCTGCTGGCAATTGAACATCATCCTCTAGAATCAAATGCCCGTAATCGTGTTGATGATCAAGGGTTGCTAAATGTGTTAAGAGCCGTTTGTGAGAGAGCCAGCAGCCGACTACGCCCTTATTCACAATATCATCGTGCTTTCCTCGTACTAAGGTAAAATAATAGCCTACGCCCTCAGGGTGGACTTGCTCACGGTCGGTAATCGTCCGTCCATCCATCGCCGAAAAACGGTGTACTATATCGCCCAATCGGGTGGTGATATCGCGCATATGATTCCATCGTTCCGTATCCTTATCAAGATTGATAACCCAAATATCGTCAATGTGTGCGGAGCTATAGGGTGTAAGCATACGATATAAGACGACTCCTACAAATCCGAGAATAACGATAAATAATATAAAATTAGCAAGCTTCTGGGGCTTCATCCTATCTTATACCATTAAAAAATTATGATATTGACTATTCGGTTGTAGATGTGGCGAGCCGGTCCGCTTCGGCATTTCCTCGTGAAGCAAAGTCAACCCCGCTGGTATGAGCCGGTACGTGAACCATAGACGTCACCACACGAATACTTTTCCACGTTGCCCACATCGGTTGAATAATATCCTGGTGTAGGACGGGCTTTCCGTCCGCTTTTCGCCATCCTTTCCGCTCCCACCCTTCGCACCACTTAGTTACTACATCAATAGCATATTTTGAATCGGTGTAAATGGTCGCCCCAGCAACACGTCCATCAGCAATATACTTAATAACGTATTCAAGTGCCCTCAGCTCTGCACGCTGATTTGTTTGTGGCTCGGACCCCGGAATGGCAGCTGCATATTGATGAACAACAGTATTACCATCACAAATATGAACACCGAATCCCGCCTTTGCTCCTACACGACCATTATTCCGAGCCGATCCGTCACAGAATAAGGAGATCCCCATTTATCATCCGACCAGAAAAAGAAAATACCTATCATTTTTTAGAGTGATGTCAGTCCCAGATTTAGCACGCCATCTATTTCATCTTCTTGCAGTAGGACCTTTATTTATTTATGTAGGACTAGAGCGTGAAAATGTGCCTGAGCACGTATTTACCGCACTCGGTCTCTTAGGCTTAGTCGTTCTATTCTACCATTCTTATAAAGCGTATCTGAAGCTCAAGGATGGTCATAGTGCATGGGTTAACTGGATTCATATCTTGCTCGTTGCACCGCTCCTGCTCATTCTAGGATATTTGAAAAAGGACGCAAGCCGCCGTTATTTTGAGATGATGTTACTGCTAGGATTTTCGGCAATAGGTTACCACGGGCTTTACCTAATTCGCGAAATGATTTTTAACTGATCAACAGAGGCAAAATCTCTAAAGCAGGTAATACTATGATATAGATAAGCAGAGGATGATGAATAATGTTCATTACAATTTGTACATTCTACACCACGGACGTAGGCTGGAATCCATTCGGTTGCGTGTGTGCGCGCATAATGAATCAACATATTAGATTTTGTCTTTGTACTCTGATTACAGCCGGTATGCGGACATTTGAAGGAAATACTAATAACAGGATTTTCGGTGACACCACCTAGAATCTCCTTCTCTTTCTCGGTGAGTTTAGGTGCATCGGCGTGCTTTGTTGCTAGATGATTCATAAACCCGCACCGCTGTAGAAATTGTGGGCGATTCTCACACCGATTGCACTCAAAAGGTAACTTTGTACTATGATTTTTCATAATATGATAATGCATAGTATTCTGCTTTTGCGCAATCTTTCCACAGCCATTATGCGGACATACATAATCTCCATCAGTATTTTTAACATATTTTACAACAGAAGGAATAGGAGCGACACATTCAACGGAATTATTTAAGGACATTGTGTGAGAATTATATAATTCAAGAAGGCACCTTCAATTTTTTGCCAAAATGACAGCGCAGCCAAAAATTGCAATTATTACGATGGTCATCGGAGCCGATTATACAAAGGCGATGGAACCAGGTCTTCAAACGAAGCGAATGTATGCGAAAAAGCATGGATACGATTTTCACGTAGGCGGCGCCGAGGTATGGGACCGCAGCCGACCCATCCCTTGGTCAAAACTTCGTTTTATCCTAAACTACATTGATCAGTACGATTACCTTTTTTGGTCCGATGCCGATGTTATTATTACAAACCCTGACCTCCCTCTGACAACTCATGTCCTTCCTCTTCTGCCCGCCGATAAGGATCTACTATGGACCCGAGACGTATGTGGAAATCTCAATTCAGGCAATATGCTCCTACGCGGCAAGTCCGCCTGGCTCAAGGATTTCATTGCGCGCACCTACCAGCAGACGCAGTTTATTCACCATATTTGGTGGGAGAATAAGGCGATGATACACACGGCGGAGCAGAATCCTCAGGACGCCGCGAAGATTGAAACTATCACAAATCACTCCCTTTTCAATGCCTACTTGTTCGGTCCGAAAAATATAGCAACGGATCCGACCGCCCGTCTTTTCCAGCCAGGCGATTTTCTACTACATTTTGCCGGCGTAGCCGACCAATGGAATATCTACCGAATGATGCGCTACATACTTCATTGTTTGAATACCAGGACTTCTCATAATACAAAACTACTAGATAACTGGTACATAACACCAATTAAATCAAAGAAAGATGCGGATGCAAGTACGCAAAATATAATACCAAATTAAGGAATGGGGAAGTACAATGCAGAAATATGGTTCTATATACTCGCCGTATTTGTGGTGCTTCTTCTGTTTGGGGATGCCCGTTCAAAACACGTATTAACAGTCTCCCCCGAAAAGGCGGCATCTATTGAGTACGAAAATTGGCCGACGTGGGATACCATAGATTCACCTGGCACTCGTATTCGTGTACTCTGGATTCTACACGATTATGTGCCATTCGTCAATGCGGGCTCTGAGATTTGCGCACATACGATGAATAAGCATCTGCTGAGGAAACCATATTTATACGATATTTGGGTCGGCACGCCTGGTTACCCGAATAAGACTTACGAGGGTGTCCGTTGTTTTGACTTATACAATACTCAAATCTTGTTTGAACTCTTGAAAGATACACACGTTTTGATGAGTCATTCCTATTTTTACCGCAAGCAATCCCTATGGATTGCCCATAAGTTTGGAATACCTTTCCTAGAGTGGGTACACACGGATAATTATGTCCGTGCAGTCGGACCGTATTGGTTTGATGACCGTTTGAAGGGGCGCCAGTGGGCAATTTTCAATTCGCATAGTTTACAAGCCTCCCGAAAGGATCTACCAAAAGACTTTTTACGTATTGTACGACCACCAGTAGACTATCGTAAATATGGTATCTATCATAGCCATCTTGACGAGCCGAAGAAGGAGGCAAAGTACGTCACATTAAGTAATGTGAATGAAAATAAGGGTGGACCGCTTCTTATACAGTTAGCGAAGGCGATGCCCGAGCAGGAGTTCCTAGGTATTATTGGCGGATATCGTAAACAGATAACTGATAAAACACTCCCGAATCTCAAGTATATTGAACATACGACACAGATTAAGGACGTATACGCGCAGACGTGGGTTATGATTATGCCATCCAAGGAAGAGACGTGGGGGCGTACAGCAGTAGAGGCAATGTCTTCCGGTATACCCCTTGTCGTGAGCCCCACTCCTGGCTTAATGGAGTGCTGTGGCGACGCCGCGTTGTATTGCGACCGTACCAACCTTGCCGAGTGGGTCAAGACGCTGCGTAAGCTCAAGCAGGACCGTGAGTTCTATAATCAGCGGTCGTCTATTTCCTTACAGCACGCCCGCTCTCTGGACCCTACAGACGAGCTTGCAGACCTAGAACACTGGATTGAGAAGACGGTCCTCAAGGCGGGTGTACATAAGGAGAAGACTTGTTCCGTTCTTGAGAAAAATCTTCTATTTAGATAGAAACCGATATGGCGAACCACACGCGTAAGAATAAGCGCAATATGATGGGCGGAAGTGCTATGCCGGCTGCACACGCGATGCCGACGATGCATCACCAGAAGGGCGGCAAGATGTCTCGCGTTGGCACCCGTGCGCAGGTCTGGCACGGCACGGCGCACCACACGTCCGGCGGTCTGACGCGTGCCCACCTCAAGCAGAACAAGCACGGTCGCATTGTGAGCCGCCGTGCGTCTGCGGCGGGCAAGAAGGCGCTCAAGCACCTCGTCAAGGCGGGCTTCAAGGCGAAGAAGGGCACGTTCAAGCTCTTCCACTGAGCACCCTACTAACTGCGGAAAATCTCCGACAATTATAGAATGAACGTTACCCGTAATAACCGTAAATCAAATACAGCACGAGCTGTACGCAATAATCGTCGTAATCGCACATCTCGTGTCCCGAAATATGCGAATACAATGCACGGACTCAACAAGTGGCACGAGTATGCCTTTGAGAAGCTCGGCTGGATAGTTCTCATGAAGGCGAAGGGCTACAATAGCAAGGTTGTAGAGTACAAGAAGATGCTT